TTTTTTTTTTTTAATTTCGGCCGCATGGTTCTCGCCAATTAAATTAAACCCCCATACGGTCGCCCTAATTGAATAGGTGACTTAGAGGCCTAATGCCAATCAGAGGCCATTCACCATTCATCCAATTTTCAACTTTTTAAGTCTGCTTGCTAAGCTCGGACGGGTGTCTCATGGTGTTGGTGCTGTGACGCGTATCAAACGCACAGTATGAGACGTAGGCAGACTAAATTCAACTTGGTATGCAATCCGGCCCGAGTCGGACATTGTGCATACTCCAGCGCCTTGATTAAAGGCGGTCTGGATCGACGCAAGACAAAGACGTGTCTCCACCTGGTTGAAATGATGTCTTACGTCATCTTCACCAGCCAATGGGAAATGAGGCTTCTCAGAAGACCTGCCTTTACGGTTCTTCTGTCCTCCCCTTCCGGCTTGGCGTTGCTGGGTTTTAAGCATTTTCCCCAGCATTTGGCACAGCTGATTGACCGGCTGGCCGTTCCCCTTTTTAGGTTGTTTGCCCTTCTTGTTCTTATTTCCGGGCATATTTGAGCAGGGTTACCACTCCCTGCTTCACAGCCTTTTTGCCTCCCAACACTAGGCCCTGTAGTCCGGGAACCAGAGTACCGTTCACTGTTGTAGATCCGGGCTTCCTGATGACCAACGCGTGGTTATCGTCGGCCACTATAGGGATTGGGCCTGCAGCACTTTCTACGTGGTGGGAAGGGGCAAGGATGTATTTCCGGCCTAGGCAACACATCCTGCAGCGGTAGATGATAAACCAAACCGCTTTATAGGCGCTGTAAACACCCCACATCAACAGCACCATTGCACCCATGGTAATCGCAACAACATTGGTGGAGGAGAAGTGCGAATACACAAGATACCCGAAGGCATAGGCGCAATTAAAAAATATTATAACATGCAGCGCGCCATACAGGCGCCCGCGAGAAACCTTCAGCAAATAGATGAGAATGGGGGTGTATGTAATGCTGAAGGCAAGGATAGCGGCAGCTACGCCGCTATTTTTATCACAAAATTGATCTAGGCGGGTGCCCATCTCTCAGCTTGGACGCTGACCACCTTGGTAGCTTCAACACCTTCGATGACAACTTTCTTAGGTTCAACCAAGGCCACCCCTAGATCAATGCGCCCATTGCGTTGCAACAAAATGGGCGACTTCCAACGCCACACTCGACCCGAGGTGTCCAACACATAATTAGTGTAGCGGGTGCAGGCGTAGCGCCAGGACCAAACATTCTTAACAAACCTAATGCAAAAGCAAACAAAGGCAGCAAAAGCAGCAATTGCAAAAAGGGATGTCACTATATATTTATTATCATTATATCCGGCGGCGGCAACTAAAGCCAGCCCAATAGAGTCCAAGAAGTGGCCCGTGGTGAGAAACCAAACCGAAATGGCGTGTGTAATGATGGGATACACAACAAAGGTCTCAACGGCATAAGGAAACCACGAGGCAACCCACTTCGTCCCGTTCAGCTCGCACAGCGTCAAATCATATATAGATAGTTGTTGTGTCTGCGAGCTGTTGCCTCCGTCTGTGGAGGCAACGCAGGACGACCCTATAAACAAAAAAGAAAGCAACCACCAGGAGGGCAGCGCCATCAACAAATGCGCCGGCCTCTTGAAACATGTCATATCGCCAGCAAAATGGCGAGCAGGCAGGTTATAACAGTGGCCCAGCGAAGGCCATGCGGTGACATGTTCGTGAAGAGGCCCCGCTGAACCTGTTGGTCGCCTCCTTTCTCCCTGACGTGTGCAACCCATGATGAAAAGGGAACACACATACAGGGGGTGCCGGAGCAATTTTTCAACTCAGGACCAAGGCCTTTCTCGGCCATTTCCAACCCATAAATCATACAGGCAGTAAAAAATAGCAGATCAGCAGAGGACCCGCTATAATCATCCTTAATTTCAATTACATCATTAATCTTAAAACCCTTTGAATCGCCCTGTTTGCATACCATGGCGGGGGTGCCACGAAGCGAAAGGGTCTTTTCCTTATCCTCGTCCCGATCGCAACTCAGAGGCGTCACTGCCAGCGGAGCCACTGCAGAAGACTTCGAGGCGCGGTCAACATATGACGCACCGTAACACGGCTTGCACGCGTACCCCTCAGAAAAATGGAAACCCACAACACCAACCAGCATGAAAAGAAGGGACGGACCCATTCTTTGCGGAAGGCGGCCTCACTGATATGGAGGCGGTCGATATACGACACAAAATGGGTAGCATTTACTTCAGTAGTATTGCGGCCAGCCGCAGCCTCAGCACAAATCAGGGCATGACCATAAGGATGTATTTCATACTTTACTTCTTCTTGTTTTTTATCCTTACTATCCCCACCCTCAAAAATAGATGTATTGTGGGGGACCAGGATGATATTTTCAACCCCATACAAGGAAAACACCTGGGGATAATATGAGGCAATCATAACAAATGACATAACAGCCAGGGTAGAAAATAAATTATGTGGCCTCATATCCTCTGGAATACTAGATGAAATAGTCTCCAGATAACTGCCTGTAGATTCCACTCCGCCAAAAGGCGCACACTCCGGGCCGTAGCCCGCCTGCCTAGACCCCCGGGTTGGTATGGCACAAAGAACATCATGAGCAAGATAAGTAGAAATATTTACAGACAAGGTCCAATTTACATAAGTCTGATTCATTAAAGGCAAATACATGCAATACTTTAATTTGCCTACCTCCGACGTATTCGAAGAAGGATCACCACCCACAAGGTAAGCGCAGCAGAAACCGCAGAGAATATAGACCCGCGGTACCAAGTGACCCATTTGTAAAAATGGTTCAACTCAATTGGCGCCTGCTGACGGTGTATCAGCCACTCGCCGGTGGTTTCATTCTTCGTAATAGTCATATTGCGGAGGGAGGCTGAGGCTGCAATCATCACCCGATGCATATTTGCGGTGATGTACTGGCACAACCCAGTCTCTAATCCAGCCATGACCACAAAATGTTTTACTATGGTCTTGTTGGAAAGATCGCGCAAAAGGGTAGGGGACAAGAGCTGCTGCTCAGCCCAGGCAACCCTACCCTGATAATTAGCCATGGAAAGGCGCGCGATCAGCCTCTTCATTTTATCCACAATAGCCCCATTAAAGGCTATGCCCAGCGGATGTGATAGCCAGGGCGGGATGGCAGCAGCACAGTGCCGCACTGCATCATCAGACATTTTTTGAAAGCTGGACATATCCAGCACCACCGGGCGGGCGGCAGGCCTTAAGGAAAACAAGCTGAACCAAGAACTTGATGAGCCACCCGGCAACTGTGAGGGCGAACAAGATCCCAAGAAAAAGAAGAATATCAAAGATAGAAATAAGAAACTCTTCAAAGGCATTGGTGAGCAAGCTATACACAGTTGAGGCCACATTGCCCATCACCAAACTGGTTAGAGGGTGGAGTCTCCCAGTGTGGCGGCATCAATAACACCCAGCACAGGCTCCACAGCGGGCCCGGGTGGAAACAAAAATTTCAAGGTGTTAGCAGTGGCTTTGTAAGGCCTCCTTTTTTGGGCACCATAAGCTCGTTCATTCCAATCAGCCCAATCCTCACCGCTTTTATAACAATAAAGGAAAGCGGTGCCAACCTCAGCAGAATCACAAAAGGCCGTAATGGGATCATAGGCATAGAATTCTGCGCAGGCTAACAGCTTATAACATGGAGGCATATCATATGGACTGGCAGTTGTAAGAATATTCTGGCCACCATAATCATAGGGGGTAATACTAAGGTGAGCCCCCCACTGGGTGTTACCTGTAACAGGTCTATTTACCTCCGCCGGACCCATGCATGGGTCAAGGCAAACAATGCCTTTTGTGGGAAATTTTATATAGGAGGCAAAACTAGCAAGCTCAAACCAAGTAAATGGTTTACCCTCCAAGAAATAAGCTGTTTTATTCTTCCAGACCATCAACCGGACGGGCTTAAAGTCCAGGTTGACCTTCCAGCACTTAGACTGAGTCTCAGGTTGTAAATAAGACTCAAGGTCTGGGAGATAGACGTCAGTGATGGAGCACAACGCCTTTGCTGCCTTGCCGGGGCTGGAAACTCCGACTATGGACACGCTCTCGCGTGGGAGGTACCTAGGGAGATACCTTGAGGTGACATGATGACAACCCCCGACTGTGGTGCCGGTGGTTTCGCCGATAAAGGCGTGGGGCAGGCGCTCGGCAGCTTGGCGCTCTGCGTCATCGAGGTATTCTCGACAGTCAACCTCAATTCGGCCGGTGCTAAACAGTGTTTGCGGTAACACTTGAGCCTCGCCCTTGATAAACATGGTGAGCCAATACGATGTGACACCCGGGACGCCCAGGAAGATAGAGGGTCCAACCATGTAGCCGGCAGCAACACACGCGCGGCTATGTGAATTAATAGGGCGAAGGCTGGCAACCAGCCGGTCTGGCCATTTTGTTTCATTCCTACAAGTCACCACAGGCCAATGTGGTGCAAGCTCCTCTGGTAACTTAGCAAACTGGGGTAAATCTGGTGAGAAATAAAACCCCAGGTTGTGCGCGACTTTCGGCAAGGGTGAGGAGGACCCTTCCAAGTCGGCGCAGACAGTCCTGAGCGCAGCAACAGTGGCTGCTTCAGTAGCCTTGAACTTGTCTCCATTGCCCAAGGCTGAGGCAATGCTGCTCTCTTTATTATTTCTATCTATGACCAAAAGCTGCCCATCGCGGAGCAGTGCGATGTTGACAGGGGTCATTTCATCAGGCAGGTCATAAAATTCATCTAGCTGTCTATGAGGATCATAAATAAAGACAGCATGTCGAGCGCGCGTGATAGCAACTAGCGCTCTAGGCCTGGACAAAGAATTAGGCGTTGGCAGATGAATGGTAACCACATCAAAAGTAGCCCCTTGGGAGGAGTCGATGGTGATAGCATCCCCCTCCCGGTCCTTGTGGTATGGTGTTATGACCTTACCATAAGCTACAGGTTTGGGTACGCGCACAATACGCGTATTCGGAACCATGGCTACCAATTTGTTCCGATATTCGGGCTGAATTGCCCGACACACATTATTTCCAAACCTCCAGATGTTAGTAAGTTGAGTTTGTGGCATGAGGTCAAAGGCATAGCAGTGGGCTGAAAAGCCAACTGGGTGCAGTTGTTTGGTATCACCAAGGCACACTAAAGGCGTCTTGGACAAGAGGCGCAACACATCCAAATGATTGCAATAAGCAGCCTCGTCCAAATAGGACACCTTGCCGGGGATGTGACCGGCTGCCAAAATTCTAACCCAAGGACCAGTTCTGGATGGGGCGGGGAACTGAAGAACAGTTCCAGATGGGACCGTGAATCTGCACGTGCCCAAGGCCTTTACCATGTCTAACATGGTCAGGTGAGTGGGAGTGTACACCACATCACCATCCCTCACTTGGCTCAAGAGCCAGTGGGTTTTTCCGGACCCGGGGGGCCCGATGATGAACCTACTCAATAATATATTTGAAGCCACATTAACCATATTTATGTCACGGCAGGTAGGAAGAATCTGAGTGCACTGGTAGCTTCCATCAGGCAACTCGACCTCATTTCCTTTTATACCTCGGCGGACGGCAACCAGCCCTCGACGCGTTTGGTACCTGCCGGGATCTAGGGGAGTCAACCCCTGAGTCACATCCATCATAACAGTCTTGGGGGGTTTATATGGAACCTCCAATAAGACTTTATCTAGGTCTGACGAGCCGGCACCAACCGGTGATTGGCACTGATTGCATTGCTGCGAACCGGCTGGATGGTTGCACCAGATTACTACTGGGCAATGAGGGTGAAAGTGTGTGTGATAAAGACACAAATCAAGCCCACAAGCACTGGCGTGCTGGGCTGGTGCGGAGCATATCCCGCACAATTTACTTTTCTTCCCCTCATAATTGGACCTCAACTTCTCCCACATCGACAGGAAGAACGGGGGTCCAGGGAAACTAAATCCATCAGCCCGAGCGCAGTTGGCGATCCCTACAACCAGCTCCTCAAACCATTCTGGGTCATACTCAACGCACGCGCAAGAATCCATGAGGATGGCGGCGGCGGAAGCATAGTACTCAGAAACATTAGACGCTTTCATGTGGTACGCGAGAGCAGCTAGCACCCGATCGCGATTTGGTACCAGTTGGCGTCTATTTAAGATCCTGCAACCGAGAAAGCTCGGGGTGTTAGTTATGCAGGTCTTTGCGGGGTCGGTCTTAAACCCCAGGAGCAGGTCTAAATGCTCCACCCACCAATGGTAATTAGGAACCAAGGTGGACTCCTGGTGAAGCACCAGGTCATCTGAGTACACGAGAAGCGGCTGAACTTCAAGTATTTCCTCAAATTTCAACTGCTCATCCAAGAACCTGAGGCCATATGGGTGGCCGGTCTTAAAGAAGCTCAGCACCATGTGTTGGGCATAAATGATCAGGCTGTAAATTGTATTGGAGATGGAGGTAATGGGATCACCAGATGACAAACCTCCTCTTTTCGTCACCGACCCTACCTGAGTGCTAAGTAGGTCATGGCAACAATTCAACACATAAGATTCAAGGCATTCCGGCGCGCAAGCCAATTCAAACAGCAAATTCGCTGCAAACCACCTAACAATCGCAGGGGTTGACCGGTCGCAAGATGCGAGGTCAGCTTCTAGGCAGCGGCCGCACACATCTGTGTGGAGCTCCTTGAACTTATTTTTGCCAAGGGCAATTGGTGACGCAACCCCCTTCTTCATAAACCCTTGCGTAACACCGCTAAGTGCGGAGCGCAGGGCCAGCCCAATAAAATTATTCGTGCCCAATATGGTGCGAGTCTTCTTTTTTGAGCAGTACTGTTTCTTTAAAGTTACTGGCGTAACAGTCTGCCAGTGCTCCCGGACGGCTTGCGCGCACAGCGCATCAATGTCTGGGAGACTCTGTATATCCCTCGTCGGGAACCTAATCCCGTTGATCCCGGCCATGGAATTCTTTGCCGGGAAGGTGCTGGGTGTGTGTATAGGAGGACACTTGCCCACATGTGCAAACAGGTATCTGCGAACAAGGCGCAAGACACCGGGCAAGACAAAACCCTGCGTGGAAAGGTTGTACTTAGCTAAGTCCTCGGTCGCGGCGGCTGCTGAGCCGTGCCTTGTGAACATCAAGGGGCAATCTGGGCGACCATCCAGATACTCCAGCACCTTAGCTGGAATTGTGGGGACATACAATTCAAATCCAGCTGGCAATGTGGTACAAACCACGTTTTTCCCGTCTAAAACGGGGGTCCCATCCGGTGTGTGGCAAGTCACCGCGTGAACGGGGTTGCCAGTGTCAGAAGGGGTGAGGTAGGTGATGTCACCAAACCTAGTGTTTTTCAACACACCGCTTTCGCGGTATGGGTCCCCTCTGACCGGATGTAGCCTGTAGGGAAGTCCTATGTGAGGGGCATCGCCTCGCCTCACATCGCAAGCCTTGATTATTTGGTCAGCCAACTCAACAGCTGGCTTATCTGGGCAGGCTTCAAAATCCCAGACAGTTCCATCAACCCCTTGATCGCCGGCGCCATGCTCGGCTTGAATTTGGGGTTGGGTGTCAGCACCATTTATTAAGACATCAATCAGGGAGGGGACGGTGGGCCGCAGGAGCACCACATGTGAATCCTGGAGCTGGGCTACAACAGGATGTCCATGGAGCTCAGACTGCTTGGCCTCAACCTGTTTGGCCACTTTCAAATTCACACTCCCGAGACTGAAAGTTCGGTTGTGGTACTTAACAATTTTTACCGCTGTTGATGTAGTAACTAAACCGCCGCGACCACAGCGGGTCAAGCCGCTGGCGGTTAGGAGTTTAAAGCCTGCGAGGCGGTCAGGCCTTGCAGTTGATTAATAATCTTCTTTAATTTCTCCACTTCTGCTGCTGTGAGACTTTGGTCAACACCCATGTGAGTCAAGGCCTGCTCAATGTTGATGCGCGCAGCCTCAAGGCAAGATGCACTTTCAGGGGCCAAGACTCTCCGGCCATCCGGGGCTTTGTACACCCGGTAGGAAACACCCGCGATGGTGACGGTGCCAGCTGGCTGACACTGGGACAGCGGTGCGGGTTCCGGCAGAGAGCTTTCATAAGAGACCCGGCCATTGCGAACAACTACATCCCTGCCGTGGTCATCCCGGGCGGCTGCGTAAAACACATCGCCAGTAGTTCGGTCCCAGAACTTAACATACTCTTCACCATCTAGCTGGAATCTGCCTACTCTCTCACACCTACGGTGTTTCTTTTTGCCCGGGATGTAATCTGCATCTTCACCAGCAAATTCCGGGCCGTTTTCCAAATTACTCACTGGTACGGTGACAGGCACAGCAGCAAGTTTTTCGCTGGGCTTCAGCTCCGCGACTTGAGCCACGGTCATTTTGGACCCAGCTAGCACACGAGTCTCGATGACACGCACCGTGTGCTTTGTGGCGCCAACTGAGATATCAATCATGGCGCCGACAGGTGTGTTTCCCAGTAACACAACCACGTCCCCTGGGGACAGACTGGGGACGGCAGTGTCCGCAAAAGCTTCAAGCTTGGCGAGCACACCCTTAACCGCATCTACCTGGACAAGCTGGGCAAGTTCGATGCGTAGTGCTTTGGCGTAAGCAGCCTCAATAAATTGATTAGCCGCATTCCGCATGTTGGAAGCGGAAACAAAGCACTTGATGTCTGTAAGTTTCTTGAGAAACTCCAGGTCATCTTCACTCAGCCTCACGGCCAATGCGGCAGTCAAGGATTCGTGGTTCATGCCGCAGGAGGCAGAGACCCCATGCCTCAATTTCCCCTCGGCAAAGTACCTCAAAAAGAAGGCCGAGGAGAAAATTCCATCTCCCACTAGAACATTATGCAACATTCTATACTTAAAAAGCCACAGCAAAACAGCCAGGAGATGGACAGCTATGGCAACGGCAACTGGTATTGGTGACAACATAACCAGGGCCCTGGGGGCAAATAGGTACGTGCTGTAATTAAGTACCACATTCATCACATGCCCCTTGGTGGTCGCTAAATCGGCGGCAAAACCGGCGATCCCCCCAACCATGTAGAACAGAAGCGACCATCTGTTCCTGTTCAAGGCAGCCGTAAGCAGCCTTATGAGCAACACCTGGCCAGACCACGGGGTAAACCAAGACAACATCACCAGTCCGAGAGAGAAACAAGATCGGACTAGGACCGCCGGAAGTATTTCATTCAGGCAGAAAAACCCTATGGCCATGAGGGGGGTCCAGGCATGGCCCATCATCCTCCACAGGAGGAAGAAAACACAAATCAGCTGAACAGTGGAAAGACCGCCCTCAGCCGTGGGGGAAGAAGCAAGCATGGCCGCAAGATCAGAAGGCACATACGCAGAATCAACCACAACATGGGGCCCAACTTTTATATCCCCCAAAGGTACTGCCGGCCCGGCAAAAAACTTAGAAAGCTCAGACAACTTTACATTCTGGATGGTGACGGTGGAGCCATCGGGGCGTGTGACAATTCCTCCGCCCACTTTGTTAGATCCGGTGTGGATACCAATTAAATCGCCTCCGTCAGTTAGGACGGGCGAGCCAGAATCGCCGCAGTTGGTAAAACAGAAGGCGAAGTTGGTTCCAATGACACCAGGCTCAACACCAGAGGAGGTTAGCCAAAAGGCACGCCCACTCCACTTAGCAGGGGCAAAATCGCATTTAGGTGCGACACCCTGCCAATCGGGCAACTCTGCTATAGCATAATCACCAGTCACCTTAAATTCAACCATCCTATTAAAACCAGGGCCTGTGACACGGGCGCTATGCCCGGACAGTACATGGGTGGCGGTCACACAAATTTTCTTTCCCTTATATTCAAACACACCACCAGAGCCCATTGAAGAGCCGACCACATTCACCGTGTTGAGTGAGGGCTTCTGTGATCTGAAAGCGCCCTCAAGGATAGCACCAGTTGTTGAAGGGGCAAACATCATGGTGCGGCCGGTTAGGGCTGACTTTCTTACGGCAGCCAAGAAGGTGCCGTCAGGGGCCGACGCAACAGAGGCGGCTCCCCTAGGGGTACCGGTGTATGCATGAATATCATACGGGGTAACCAAACCCGCAACCTGGGTGTACTTTCCAAGCACCCACAAGCACACCAACAAAACAAAAGCAAGCATGGCGGCTGGAGCATTACACACAACCAGGAAAAACTGCACCCAAAGAATAGTCAGCGGGTGCAAGGTGAAGTGCCTAAGAGCCAAGGGATAAAGGCAAACAATCCAGGCAAGCATGGGATTAACATAACAAGCCATGGCGCACAACACCAAAATCAGATCAGCTTTAAGGGCCAACCTGTTCGCCACAAAAAGCAGCGAAGCAAAAACCAGGGCAATATACCCGGCTTCACTCCACCCCAAATTGGAAGCTGCAAAGATCAGGGGCAGGGTAAGGCCTTTATCTGATATACACAATTTGGAGGAGCACAACTGGCCAGGACCATACACTGGTACAGAAAAGGGGCTTGTGCACCAGGGGTCATTTGTGCCAGTTCCGCAAGAGGACACCGATGTAAGATACACGCCTGCGATCAAATGAAGTGCGATGCTAATGGCGACATGCACCAGGGCTGACAAGTAGGGCGCGCCACCAGAGGGCGCCACATAACAGCCGACTTTCACTCCATTAATTTTGGCGAAGTCACCTTCACCAATTATTAGGGCACTGGTGGAGTACCCGGATCGCAGCGCTGCGGAAAAAGTTGGAGGGTCCACAACAATTTTCGTATCAGCATCAACTCTCACTTTGGGAAAGAAGGGAGCCAAAAAGGGGACGGTCTGGACCTTAACCACCTTTGGAACGGCCTCTGCAACCATGGCACCGCCAGATTGAAGCACCCGAAGGCACTTTACGGCCTGGTTGGGATCATACGGCTGGGCCACGACAGTTTGGGCCGAAACCTTCTTCTCATCCAGATTGGCGTATGTGATAGGCTTATCACAAGGTTGTTCGATGGGGGACTGGCCGGTCCAACAGCCATGCCACCCAGTAGCCAAGTGGATGGGGTCCATTCCCTTGGGCCGAGAAAACCTGTCACACAAGGTGACAAGGGATTGCCTAGTGGCACGTGTAAAGGGAAACACGTTGAAGGGGACCTCACTAGGCGCTGTTCTTATACACTGTCCCCAGCATCTCTTGCAGCGACCCTGGGATACAATATAAAAACAATAAAATAACACATCTGCCAAAAAGCCAAAACGAAGCAGACAGTGCCAGAAATAGCGTGGCCCGCCCAATATCCTACCAAGAATGGCAGCCACAGCGCCCCAGGGCCCCAAAATAAGGCTGCGCACAGGGTTCCAAAGTTGGCGCTGCTCAAAAGCCAGAAGGAGATCTCTACACTCTGGCGTATCAGATGAACAAGCAGCACCGACTGGCTCGGAATCCACTTGGAACAAAACCACAGCAAAAGCCAGCCAACAACCAAAAACCCCCATGCGAACTCGCCGAGCAGACCCAGAAAATACACCCACCAAGGGAGTGCATCCGAAAGCCGGGTAGGAATAAGCAATAAGGAGGCAACATAGAGTAAAAGCTGCAAAAGCCCAATCACCCGAAGTATAACCACCACCGGGCCGAAACACTTGGGCAAAAAAGGAAGGGAGATGGGTGCAGAGGGCAAAAACCTGATCACAGGCGCTATTTACAATTTTCTCAAACCTCCCTTTGATCTTACCCGGCGGAGGTGGATCTTCACTCGCCTTTGGAGCAGCCAGGTCTTTTGATGGGCCCGGGGGGGCTTGCTCCATTTGGGCTAATTTTTCATGCAACTGCGATGGTGTCACACTGCAGATGCTCCCACTCATCGACCCAAGGTCGTTGAGTGTGATATCACTCTCACTCTGGAGTGACTGCGACGGCGTATCAGCCGGCGCAAAAACCACCTCGCACGGTTTAGGCGGAGGGGTCTCAAGGATCATCTTAGGAAGATAATCCATGCTGGCAAGCTGGTAGGATGCCTGGTATCTAGAGGTGTTATGCCAAGTTAACATGTCCACACGTTCCCACATGTGGTCGAGCCAGTCCTTAGTTTCAGGCTCATTTAAGCTGTTAGGATCACAAGCTTGTTGGCAAACCTTCCTCACATTCCTCTTTATCGCCGCCAAATGACTGGACAAGGGCCCATTGGCATCAATGATGGCCTGTGCAGAATTTTTGGGGCGCATAACCACAGGTTCAGACACAACAGAGGAAGCTGAGCTACCTGGCTTTGACGACAGGTCCAGGGGGACATCGTCAAAGACTTCATCCGCCACGGGTGTGTTAGGGCGGGTTTTGGGGACGAAAGTGGGTTGTGACACGATCATCCACTCAGTCTGGCTAGATCCAGACAAGTCCAGAGGTTCATCTTGGAGAGCACTGGATGCACTAGTAGTGGTCCAATCGGAGGATGCATCAGTGGGAGCTGAGACTTCATGCTGCGGTCTCAGGGTAGCTGGAGGGGCGGCCGAAGCAGGCCCCAACGTCGTCCCCGCCTTCAAGCAGAGAGGTTGCTCAACCACTGGGATCTCAACATCATTTTCCTCCGTGCTGACATTTGCAAACTTGGCGCGTTGCCCTCCTTTGGACACGGCGGACAAGTCGCAGGGTTCAGAGTCAGCAAGGCTCTCCCAACACTCTGGGACTTCCTCCACTTTTTTCTTGGCAGGCTCGCTAGCAGTACTCCGGAGAGTCTGCGGTCTACGGCGTTGCTGCCTGGTCTCTACGAGCCGTGGAGCAGGCTCGTTTTCTGGGGTCCACTTGTACTTCGCAGTAAAAGCGGTGATGTCTATGTCCTCAAGGACATTTGCCATCATTTCCAGAGTGCATTGCCTATCCGCAATGGCAAGCAACTCGGATTTGCACTCATCAATCATGTCCCGGAAACTGGTCGGGGCGTACTGGTAAACCTGGCCATACCTGGCGAGGAGGCACCACTCGGCACGACGCAGCACTTCGGTAATACGATAGTGCACATCATGGCAATTTGGATAAGTAAAATCCATGACAGACTGGACGCTCAGCGGCACACTGACGTTCTTAAGCCTGTCTTTGCAGCCGAGACGTTCAGCCGGGGCTGCTTCCCTTACAATGGATCCAGTAGGCTTGACCGGAACCAAGGCCATGCACACGTTTTGCTGCTCAACCACAGGGGGAGCCTGCGCGGTGTGTGACGCCGCTGGGACATAGTCCGGGAAGAAGTCGTTCAATTTGACGGACGATGCAAAGAGGCTTGGGGCTCGAACCTTAGTGAGCCGCGCCAAGCACTCCTTGATGTCCCCAGATCCATCGATAAGCTGATCAATGGCATCATTCAATTCTTCTTCAGTCACTCTCCCTTTCTTAGGGTCACCACACATAGTATTCTGGAGAAGTTGGTGGTAGGAGAGAAAGGACCCATAGCTCTTATCAGACTTGCAGCACTCATAGCGCGCATAAATCTGAGCAACGGTCCACTTCTCCAGGACCGGGGAGGCTCGGTTGAGCCAGTCTGAAAGTCCGGCGGGCACGCACGAGGACGGCAACATCATGGCATCCTCAAGAGCCCGGTCACAATCTGGAGAAAATGTCAGGGGGGCAGCCTCATGCGGAACAGAGGAGCAACATCCCTGGACACAAACCAGAGGGAGGCTTTTGGGAGTCATACCAGGCCGCACGGACACGGTCCAGTGCTCGCCTTGGAGTTTCATTACATATTTAGCATTTGGGCACACGCGACCACGGTCAAAGCCAACCGGAAGACCCATGATAAGGATTGCATCAGCCAACTGACCGTCGGTGGCCCAGTCATCTGAGTTTCTCACTCTCTCGGCCAAAAAGGTCTTGAAGACATCATTCTTCATGCGGTTTATGACAGCTGCGAGACAGTGCCAACCGCAATTACCTTCTGCAGGTGGGCTATAGGTGTTTAGGAGCTCTGCAGCTCGCTTCCCGCTCGATTCATGAGCGGTGACCTTAGCCATCTGGCTTTTGGTCAGAGGCTTCTCGGCGGGATTACCGCCAGCCTTCCGGGCTTTCTTACCCGAACCATACCACTTGTGCTGGCCAAATCTAAATATTTTCTCTGATTCACACTCAAGCGGGGCCGTGTTGGGCTCAACGCGAATGCGGCACAGAGGGACAAATCCGGGGGTGTCATCATCCAGAGAAAGATGTCTAATCCAGGATTCTTTGCAGGAGAACGCGCTAACAAAAAGCGGTCCATCATCTGCAATCACGGCTCTCAACCCGCGCACCTGCAGCCTACGCTGTATGTACTTGCCGGGGACGCCGTGCTTAGTCTGGTAACCGAATTGGGTGGCAAGCTTGATTTCATGGGCTTGCGTTTCAAGGGGTAAGGAGGCAAAAACCTCCACCCAGCAGTACCCATCGGGCACGCATTCTGGGTCCAGGCTCCCTGACGTCTTGTCAGGCCTGTAAGAAATCCCCACTTGGTGAGACACAAAGCTGAACTGGTCGGTGCTGACAATGTGGTGAGGGGGGAAGTTCTCAACAACTCTCACTGCAACCGCCTGCAGCTCTTTGGGCACGGGGTCAAACCTCATGTTTGAGTCTCCACGCGGTGCCCAACTCATTTTACCTTCGGTGACGTAGATCACCTTCGAGTTACCAAACTCATAGACGGCAGCATGGGCCTCTTCAAAAGGACAAAATCCAGGTCTACACTTCCGTTGGGGAAGCGGGAGGTTAGTCAGGACATGCGTTGCTCCAGGAAAGGGGGCATCGCTCACGTGCATGCTATTAGCATACACAGCCACTCCAGGTACGGGGCCGGTGATAGGATACCAGCTACAGCCCCTGTCATAAACTTGTAGGGAGTCCAGGTGTCGTGACTTAAGTACGCCGTCCCTGTACAGCGTAGAAGCCACAATTTCCATACGTCTCTCGAAGTTCGAATTGCCTGAGGTCATGCGGGCGAGCGGAAAAATCGCTGCGAGCCAACAGCATCCTGCAGGCGAACATTCAGACGTTGGGTACCCCTGTGGAAGGGTCCACGGGAGTGGTTCTTTGGGGGCATAGAACAAGCCAAGCACCCCAAGGCTCTGACTTTGTTGCGGAAGAGGGAGAAGATTCCGTGCACTGAGACACCGTGTACAGTACACCTGTCCCCCCGCCATAAATACCCTGGCGTTGGGTGTGCACACGCACCGGTCGAACATCCCAGACATGGTTAAAGGGTGGAGTGGACCGTAAAGCAGTTCACGCCGTGGAGGTCGCTAGAT